TTACTACGCGTCTCGTGGGCTCGGAGATGTGTATAAGAGACAGGCAAATATTGATTGCATTTTCGATTTTATCAGTTATTTTAGCAATTTGGTTTATATCTGAAATAATTCATGTTATATAGTTATGGAAATCGTATTTTTACATAATGTCAAATTCCAATTTATCGAGCAGTTAATACTCACAGCACTTTAACGGGTACTGTGATTTTTTTGCCATAAAGCCTGTACAAAGTCACCTGCCTGCAAATCTCCAAAACCAATGCAACAATAAAAAGTTCAATCATACTCTCCACCTCAAACCAATCCCACAAGCTGATTGTACTCCTCGATCTTCCACCGTTTCAGCCAGTCCCATAAGCAAACCTTCATGTATGCTGCCTTGTTGCGAATGCTGCTTTCCGTTTTTTCTCTCAGTATCTTTTCCCATTCGTACTGAAAGCTGAGAATGAAATCATAAAGCGAATTTTCTCGGATAAGACTGTTCAGCGTATCAAGAACTTCCTTGTAACCGATGATCTGCCCGTTGAACCTGAAACTGTCAGCCATAATAAGCTCAGTCAGCATTTTCAACGTTATGTCTATGAAATTCTTGTTAGGCATCGGCTTCGTATCATCGTCAAAGGCATAATTGCTGTATGCCGAAAGATACTGCAAAGCCGTAAGAACATAGCCGCTGTCACTTCGGAATGATTCGGGAATATGAAGAGTTTTCGTCCTTCGATCTTCCTCGTCAACAAAAACTAAGTCCCTCTCAGAAGTCGGGTCACGGGTGTAAATGTAATGCCAGTCATCAAGGTCAAGCCCCATAGCCGAGAGAATTTCAAGAAAAGATAATTTGCTTTCCGTTTTCATTCCGTCATTCAAAATTTTTTCATCGCACGCATACGGAGAGAATGAATGATTTGAAAAACAATTACTTTGATTTTTATTATCTTTAGTTTTACCCCGTGCATCGGCTGACCTTGTTCCCCCATAATCAGCGGAACAAGCATTTTCGGCAGAAAAAGAGTTGCTAACAGAATTATCACTGCTGTTACCGATGAGCCGAGCGGAATTGGATTCATCAGCGCCTGAAACGGAATTCAGGTTCGTTACAGCCTTGGATTTTTCATCGTCGGGAACGCTCTGAACGGAATCAAAAGCTGTTACCTCTATAAGACGATGCTTTCTGTTATATCTGCGCTTCTTTCTCTTTTCAAGCTCTTCATCATATTTCATTGCAATAGCTTCCTGAGCTTCTTCGCCCGATCTCAACAGAGATGCAAGCTTATCCGCATCGAGAATTATCCTGAAATATCTTTTGGCAGGCAAGCCTTTAAGCTCCGATTCAATAAGACCGTGCTTGATGAGATGACGGATAGCTGTTTTCTGCGCATCTTCAGCATAACCGCTGCTAAGATGAAGGTCCTTAACAGTCGAATAGAACCAGCCGCCCTCCGTGAGCTTGCCGAGATTATTGTAATAGACGTGCTTAGCGATAAGGCAGTTATATATCTCCGCTTCTGCATTGCCAATAGCGAAAGACAGCAGCCTGTTCCTTGAAACCGTATTTGTAGGATTAAGCACTTCAAGTAATGGTGTTATGAGGTATTGCATATCATATCAACTGTCTTTCCCGCAAACATTCCGAAAGATCAGTCTTGTTGATGAGCATGACAGTTTCACTCCTTGCAGCCGAAGCCATTGACGGTGAACACAGACATTCGCACTGAATATCCGATATAGACATATCCATAACATACGCTTTCATCATTTTACCGACTGTTTCACCGTCGATACTGCTTCCGTATGCCCTGAGATTATCAACGCAATCGGTGAATATCACTCCAAACAAAGACTTGCTGACATCATATACATCACTGCGCTGTGCTACGCTCTTGGGAATATATACGGTATTATCACTGAGTATTTTAAGAATATCATCTATTATATAATTTTCCATTTTTAGTCTCCTTTTCGGAGCAACAAAAAAAGCCTCCATACGCATACAAAATGTACGCATACGGAGGCTTGACCTTCCATACTTCAAATAAACACAATAAAACTGTATAAAACGACACTAACCATCGTTCAAAGGAAGAGATTCACAAATATCACTCTCTATACCTTTTCTCGATGGTTAGTGCTTAGAATTGTTTGGCTCCCCCACGATCCTCAAATACGAACTCTCCCCCAAATTATCGGGAAGAATCGTTTCCGAATCTTCCCGACAGTTGTAATTGATAACAACCTTGTCATCATAGACGTATATGGAATTTATGAAAGTATCAACGATACGCTCACGATTGTCCTCATTAAGAATATCGCTGTCCTTCATCTTATAAAGCCAGAACATAATCTGCTCCTTTGAAAGCACCGCAGACTTGATTTTCTCCTTAGCGATCTTATCCTTTATGTCGCTTTTCTGCTGTTCAAGCTCGGATAAACGTGCCATTGTGGATTCTGTGATAACTCCCATTTCAATAGTCTTCTTAAAGTTGCCGATTGCCTTTTCCACATCTGCAAGCTCATTCTGCAAAAGGGGCAACACCGTGTTTTCCTTGTTCTGAAACTCAAATACACGCTCTGCAATGCTGTCAAGAACGGCATCATTCATTACAGTTTTAACAGTACGCTCTACAACAATATCCTCAATCTCAGCCTTGCGGAGAGCCTTTCTGCCGCACTTATGTTTTTTGGCATTGGCACACTTGTAATAGTGATATACCCTTCCATTGGTACTGCTCGTCCCGGATTCCCCTACCATTGCACCACCGCATTCGCCACAATACAGCTTGGTTGAAAGAATATATTTCACATCAGCTTTCATTGCCGCAGGAGCGTGTCTGTTCTTTTCAAGCCTCGCCTGTGCAAGGGCAAAAAGCTCCTCTGAAATAACTGCCGGAACACCATTGGGAACAACAACATCTCTGTACTGATACTCCCCTATGTACTTGCGATTCTACAATATAGTCGAAACCGATGATTTTGTCAGTGGCTTTCCCTGTGAGGACAAAACCCCGTGACTATTCAGAAACTCCACAATATCCTTTATAGGCTTGCCGTTCACATACATCATAAACGCTTCACGCACCAGCGGAGCAACAAGCTCATCAAGCTGATAGTGCTTGTTCTCGTCAATCTTGAAGCCAACAGGAATAAATCCGCCGTTGTACTGACATTTCAGAGCATTTTCCGTCATACCACGGATAACCTTCTCCGAAAGTTCAGCTGAGTAATATTCCGCATACCCTTCCAAAACCGATTCAAGAATAATTCCATATGCGCCCTCGGAAATGACCTCAGTTGCAGATATGACCCTGACACCATTCTTACGCAGAGCTGCTTTGTAATGTGCGCTGTCATAACGATTGCGGGCAAATCTATCGAGTTTCCAGACGATGATCGCATTGAACTGACCCTTTGCACTATCCTTTATCATTTTCTGAAATTCGGGACGGTTGTCTGTTTTTGCCGACATTGCCCTGTCGATATATGTATCTATCAGCGTGTAATTGTTACGCTCCGCAAATGCCCTGCACTCACGAAGCTGTCCCTCGATACTCTCCTCACGCTGATTGTCGCAGGAATAACTGGCGTATATTACTGCATTCATTTTCATTCCTCCATTTCGTTTGAATTTTTATTTCTTATCATAATCAGTATATCATATTTTCACTTGTTCGTCAACGCTTTAAAGCGATAAATTCAAGATTATTTCTACACATTCCACACTCCCAATACACACCCAAATACACACCTCAAATGCCTATAAATAAAGGGTTACACGCCTACACACCTAAAATGAAATCCATATATATTATGCCGAAAAAGTAATTATGCAGCCTGCTTTTCGGTCTGCATTTCAAGGAACTGTGCAAACTCAGCCTGTCCCTTTTCGGACTGAAAGTATTCAAGCATTGCATAGTAAAAGCTCATCGCAAGAGCATTAAGCTGTTCTTCGGGAATGTTGTATTCAGTTTTTCTGTTAAGCTCTATCACCATAAATCTCACCTCCGTATATAGAATCAAAAAAGTGGTGTGTAGGCGTGTAAACGGCTATAATGCGTCATTCAATGTGTGTAAATGCCGTGTGTAAGGCGTGTATTTACGCAACAAATGGAGTGTAACTTGTCCGTATTCACTTGAAACCTCCAACGTGATTTACCCTTTTTTCTTATTATCCCTTGACGATATTTCCTCTTTGGAGTATAATGAAATAAATCGGGTAGCTAAACTGCTCGACATATCGGAACTTGTAGAAAGGAAAAAGTATGGAAATTAGGTTCAAAGAATACTATGAAAAGCTCCTAAAGCAGTTGTCCCTTGATTTCAACTGTACCCCGGCAGATTTACAGGCGAAGGAGAATATCATCACCATCTCGGCACTGAATGAGGGAAGAAGAAGCTACAGTCCCGGTAAACCATTCCTGCAAATGGTGACACTTGGAGCGAATACTGTAATTATGGCAGATGAATGCTTACATGAGTTCCTGTACGATTGGAGCAAAACCGTGGAAGGACACAGCCTATTTGAATTTGATAATCTCATGAAACTAAATGGAGAGTTGAAGAAGTATGGCTATCAGTTGAATCCAACACATCACATGTTCTTACCTTGTTGCAATATCGATGTTGAAGAACACTACCAAGTGAAGTGGCTTTACTACAGTGAGATTAGACCATTCTACGGTGATCCACGGTTTCCGAACGCGATTGCCTTTCCTACACCCTGTCCTGTACGACCTGATAGAATTGTTGTAGTTGCACATGATGGGGACACCATCATGGGTATGGCAGGCTGTTCGGAAGATGCACCGCATTGGCAACAGATTGGAATAGATGTTCTTCCGGATTACCGTTCAAGGGGAATTGGCTCCTATCTTGTAACTCTGTTTAAGAACAAAATTATTGATATGGGTGACATTCCATTCTACGGCACCGCTGTTGCGAATATTCAGTTACAAAATATCGCCAATAACAGCGGTTTCAAGCCTGCTTGGGTGGAAACCGAAGCGATAAAGATTGAAGAAGGAAACTGACAACTTCCAATTTTCAATCAGATAAACGTTACCTAACCGCTAATATAACGTCATTCGGGGATTAACGTCCCGTCTGTTTTCCGATAGTCTTTCAACCTCTCCTCACAAAACAGCGGTTCGTTTATCCTTTCCTTTTCCCCCAGCCACACAGGTAATGCACTCTCGTCTGTATGAGTAAATTCTCTGCTCAAAGCATTCCACCTCCTTCTTCATAAGCAGTCTTTCTTCCTTGTTTCCGTTAAGAAAGCAGTCAAATATTTACTCACAGTAATCAAGCGTGTTTACGCTCTCCACAAAGTGCTTGTCGGGAATATCATCTGCTTTTTCGGGGGCATTGCTGACATATTGATGCTGTTTTGATTTTCATTTTATTACACCTTATTATATTGGACGTCCAAAATATTTTTGATATATCATATCTATATTATATCAAACGCTGTTTTGGTGCAATTATGAACAACAGCTCCTCAAAAATGACAACCACTGATACAGTTTGATAGTTACTGACTATTACTGATAGTGTCAATTCACAATTTAGCAACAAAATTCATGATATGCGGCGTGCTTAAACTTTTTTGCAAATCATTTTGCAATACTATATGAACAACGGTAAACTTCTTGAAATGTTCCGGTGGAACATCATATTATTATGCACAATCTCAATCTGCACGGTTAAACAAAACAGCAGCCCCCGACACCACATTTCACTATGCGGTATCGAGAACTGCTTTTTTGCTCCCTGTCGGGAGCTATCCGCTTTGCTGTCGTTTTAGTCGTGGCTGTGCCACAACTAACGTCATAGTACTTATGACATTGCTCTCCAAATATCCTGCGGAAAATTTTCAAGCAATATCATAAGTACAGGCGCTCTCCGAGGGTATTGCCTCCTCAAAAGCCTCAACTCTTTTATCAGTCATCTCATTTTTGTAAGCTTGCTCCATTTTTCCCATTTGGAGCAGCCGCTGTAATCAGCCTTGGTTTTTCTTTTGTAAAATGATGCCTTTGTATTGTTGCACAGTCCGTCCTCATTTGCGCCGCACTTTGAACGCTCGGCACAGGCATCAGGTGCCCTTACACCGCTCCAATATTCACAGGATGCACAACGCTTCTTTCCATATAAAGCTGCCATATTACCGCTCCTTTTTCTTCTGTCCGATGTCAGACTCATTGACAAAATAAGCCCCAGTGCTTTATTTCTGTTCATTGAAATAATCTCCGAATAAAATTGATTTCCCAAATGAAAGCTTCCAGCCTTTGAGCTTGTAGTCATATTCTATATGCTCTCCTGCCACCTGTAATGACTTGATATATCTTTGAACAGTACGCTGTGGCAGCTCGGTTTTCTCGATTATTTCCGAAGTTTTTATACCGGGCTTATTTCTTATAAGGGATAAAATTTGTATTCCGTATGTAAGCACCTTGCAAAACCCAACAGATCTGCTTCTCCTTTTTCTGGCATTAAACAGTATGTATTTAAGCTCATCTATCATATCGTCAAAGCTCTCATAGTACTTAAAGCCCTTTTTCAATTCGGTGGGCAAAGGAATTTTTCCAAGCCATACTACCGTTTCATCAAACTGACCGCAAAGCTCTTTATAAAACTCAAACAGCATAACCCGTCCTTCATCAGACAGCTTTTCAGAATTGATGATAAGCACAGTGCTGTTAAATCCTATAAGGTCCTCTTCAACAAGCGCATCAGGATCTCTGAGCATATAATCAGCTTTTAAGCTTTTCAGAGCTTTTTTTACAATGTCATATTGCTCCTTTTCCAATCCATACGCAGTTATATATTGAGGGACATTCTGCTTATCTGCCATAACCTTATACCGCCCTTTCAAGATGTTTTTCTTTATTATACCATATTTTCACGACAGCATAACGGCAATATAATAGAAAAAAACATTTTTTGTACAAAATGCTGTATTTGGTTTGTCCTTTTGTACATTTCATTAAATCAATTGACAAAAAACTGCTTATTGTATATAATATATTCAAAAGCAGAAAGGGAGATATTATGGAAGATTACTCAAAAACAGTTAACAGGGTCAGAGAGCTTTTAAAACTAAACACCGAATGGCAGTCACGTTTTGACGGTTACATAAACCTGCTCAACAGTGAAAGCTTAGATAAAATGAAGAAAGCCAGAAGCAGCTTTTATGTTACCGAGCCGTTTCACTTATATATGAACCTTACAACTGCAAAAAATAATGCGGCATCTACAGCTGCCATTATTTTTGAGCTTCGGTTTCACGGTCAGAGTGTGGCAGAAGTAAGCACCGACGTAAGCAATACCGATAAGATCTATTTAAAAGTGACCCCACCTAAAAAATTACTTACAAATGCTTTTAATACTGCTGAGATGGGCAAAAAGCTTGATGCTCTTATTGTCTATTCTAAAATGGGAAAGCTTCTCTGGCACAGCGATGAAGCAAAGGATTTCCGAAGGATATATCTTGAACTTGACAGTAAAATAAATACAGATAAAAGTGTAAAAAAGGCACTGAGCGAGCCCGAACACGATATGGAATGTGAGCTGCTGAAAAATTTTTCACAGAAAAGCTCCGTTGGAAAGGAAATTCCATATATCCGGCCTGTTATGATAGGCGATACAGGCGCACGTTTTCAGATGCCTACCACTATAAAAGCAAGCTCTGCCAAAGACGGCATTATAGAGTATTCCAACTCAAGCGGTATTGATATCCTTGCCCGTGTGGGAAAGGGAAGAGGTACAAAGCTTGCTGTTCTTGAGCTCAAAGACAGCTATTCAAAAAGCGAGCCGCCCGAAAAGGTCATGCATCAGGCTGTGGCTTATGCCACCTTTATCCGTGAGCTTCTGAGAAGCGATTGCGGCGATAAATGGTGGGAATTCTTCGGATTCGGAGGAGATATCCCTCAGAAACTCGAAATAAAAGCAATTGTTGTAATGCCTTACGATGCAAATGCCAAAACAAATTTCGGCGGTATGGAGCTTCCAATCGATAACGATACTATAAAGCTCGGATATATTTACAGATCGGACATTCAGGGCAATCAAAAAATTTGTATATAAAATTCTCACTATGCCACCACGTTGTCGCAGCAATATGATATAATTATCATAAAAAGTATTGCAGGAGGAAGAGCATATGAAAATAAAGATACACAGAGGTACACATCAGATAGGCGGCATTGCAGCCGAAATATGCACGGACAATACCCGTATTATCATTGATATGGGCGATGAGCTTTCACTCGCCCCCGATTTCAGATTGGAACCCCTTGTCATTCCCGGAGTAACTGATGAAAACGGAAGCTGTGACGCTGTGCTTTTTACCCATTATCACGGTGACCATATCGGACAGATGGACCGTATCAGAAAGGATATTCCCTTATATGCAGGTCCTCTTGCAAAGGATATTATGCTGCTTTCGTCACAGCACAGCAGAAAAAACACAAATGAACTTGAAAAACGTATAAATTCAATAAAAACCTTTGAACCGGGCGTTGAATTTACGATAGGCGATATTCATATAACACCGTTTTCGATCGACCACTCCGCCTGCGACAGCTATATGTTCCTCATTGAAGCTGACGGCAAAAAGCTGCTTTACACAGGCGATTTCAGAACTCACGGTTTCAGAGGAAAAGCTGTTCCGAAAATTATGGATAAGCTTGTAAGAAAGGTCGATGCCCTTGTGATTGAGGGAACAACGCTCAGCCGTCCCGATACAGTACCTGTGACCGAATATGACCTGCAGCAAAAGGTCAAGGAATATATCAATAAGTATAAGTACGTGTTCGTACTTTGTGCATCAACTAATCTTGACAGGATATGTGCGCTGTCAAGGGCTGTTCCTACAGGTAAATATTTTCTGTGTGACAGCTATCAGTATCAGCTGCTGGAATCCGTAGAAAAGCATTGGGGCAAATATTCCGAGTTCTATCAGAATATTAAAAAGACCATTTACAGCGATAAGATACTTGACAGATTTATTGAACGAGGCTTTGTAATGGCAGTAAGAGATAACCGACGCTTCAGGGAAATAGTTCAGAAGTTCAATAAATCGGAAAGCATTATCCTTTATTCAATGTGGGACGGCTACCGCACAAAGCCCGATAGCACTATTCCGTCTTTTCTTGAGCTTGCAGACCGCTGGGAGCCGCTTCACACAAGCGGACACGCTTCCCACGAAGATATCAGAATGGTTATTGAAAAAACTGCACCCGAAAAGATAATCCCAATACATACAGACGAACCGGATATGCTGAAAACTCTTTGCCCCGACAAGAACATTGTCATACTGAATGATAATGACGAAGAGATAATATAACTGAATGAATGATATAATTATCTATTCAAGAAAAGATGCTGAAAAAGCCATAAGAAGCGGAATTTTTCCCAAAAACACATCTGTCATCAGCTTTTATGATCCCCAAACAGAGCATATAAAATACGAGGATATATGCAGTGACGTTTACTATTGCCCTTATGATGATATTGATGTATGGTCTGAGCGTGAATATGAGAAATACAGCAGTACATTTGATTTTGCAGATGATTTGGCTCGGTTTATCTATGATGCATATAACAGCGGCAGAGATATCGTCTGTCAATGCGATTATGGTCAGAGCAGGAGTGCAGGCTGTGCCGCTGCGATTGCAGAACATTTTTACAAATCGGGAATCGTGATATTTGCAGATTTCAGCCGATGTCCGAACAAGCTTATTTATCACAAGGTTATCGATGCACTTAATGATTTTTCTCATAACAACAAAATACCCGATCAAAGGAGAGTATAAAAAATGAGCATATTTACGGACAGAGAAACACAGTCTTCCATAAACAGCTTATCAGCAGAAGCACGAGGAAGATCTGTCAGTGATCTTTTTGACCATATCGAAAGAGCGTGTTCGAATCCTGTTCCATTGTCTTGCCTTCTTGATAAGATAGTATCAGGCAAATGTATTGCTGACAACATAGACGATATGTTTCAAGACAAAAAAATCTCTCCAGATATAAACACGTATCCATACGGCAAAAAAACTACCGATGTTTTCCCTTATATGCACGCCATTTTCAGATATGGAATGAGAATTGAGTCCTTAATAAAAAGCCTTTCGGGGTACGCTCATTCACACAATACAGTTGGAGGAGATGAGAAAACTATCCTGATAACTACAGACTTCTGCAATCCTGAATTTATAGACACGATTGAAGATACTCTTGCCGATGTATATTTTACAGGTAAGCTTGCTGTTATTATCGTGCTTTTCACAGAGTATGGCTGTTCTAATGTTCCATTCTATATGAATTATAGATGGATTTCTACTGCTCCTACAATCACGAGTATTTCCGATGTTATCGCAAAACTTGGTTCTCACATTACCTATGAGAAACATAAATACAGAATCACAGGTCCCGAAATATCAAGAAAATATTCGATAATTATCAATTCTGTCAAGGATACTAAGGTCATTAACAACGTAACGAATACAAGCAAGATCGTCAAAGGACGAACCGCACGCAGATTTATTGAAGCCCTGTGGAATTTTTCTGAAAATGCCTCAATGGATATAGGCAGTTATCCATTAGACTGTGATAAATATAATATCATTTTTTCCGACAGAGATTATCAAGGTTTATTTCCTGATGACTCCGAATCCAAAAAACTTATCGAAATATTTGAAACTCTTATTGGCAATTTCTAAAAAATGTATTCAAAGGAAAAGCAAATTCCGGTGTCCAAGGCAAACTTGGGCACTCTTATTATCTGCTGACAATCACCCCAAACACAGCCTTCCCCGGATAAAACACAAAAAAATCCGAACCCTGTGAAGAGTTCGGATTTGAACTATGTGGCTCCCCATTCCTTGCAGCAGGCGAACGAATTATCTGATACATCATCTTTATTTGCGGGATTTAGTGGGATTTCTGTGTTCTTGCCACCCTTGAAATAGATATCCAGGCTGTCATCGTACACATATATGCGGCTGACAGCTCCGTCAATGAGCAGCTGCCTGCCCTCGTCAGTCATTGTATCGGCGTTCTGAATAAGGTCAAGTATTTTCTTTACAAGTTCAACCGTGGGCATATCATCGGCTTTGTGTTCTGCTATACGGATCTCGGTCTCTTTCTGCTCCTTCTGCTCGGTGAGCTGTCGGAGCTGAGTGTATAATGTTTCGTTGCCGCCCATTTCGGCAATGGCATTGACAACGTTATCAACCTTATTTGTAATTTTCTGCAGCTCGGCTTTCATTACCTTAACCTGATCGGCAGGACGAGAGTTCTTTTCATAATTCTCAATCACTTTTCTTGTGAGCTCTTCGGGGTCAGCATTGGCAAAGGCTCTCTGAATTGCTCCGATGATCTCATTTTCAAGTTCTTCCTTCCGCTCGGTGCGCTTATCACAGCCTGTATGCTTGCGCACTCCGTTGCAGCGGTAATATAAATGCTTTTCTTTGGTGCTGTTACCGCTCATGCCGTTCATCGGTTCGCCGCAATGACCGCAAAACAGCTTGCCTGTGAGATAAAAATTCTCACGCTCGGAAATCTTCGGCGCACGCTTCTTGTTTTCAACAAGCTTTTTCTGAACTGCATCAAATAAAACAGGGTCAATCATAGCTTCATATCCTCCTTCAATACGGACGTCTCCGTATTTATACACGCCTATGTATTTTTCGTTGCTGAGCATTGTGTAAAAGCTTCCTGTGGTAAATTTCCTGCCCATGCGGGTCCGATAGCCCTTTTCATTCAGATATCGGGCTATTTCTGCCAGTCTCTTTCCCTCTGCATACATTCTGAAAACAGTCTCCGGGATAAATCGTGTGGCTTCATCTATCGCATACTTCTTGCCCTCTACCTTATAGCCAATAGGAATTTGCCCGCCTGTGCTCTGACATTTAAGTGCGCTCTGGTGCATTCCTCTGACGGTCTTTTCCCGAAGGTCGGCACTGTAAAATTCGTTGAAGCTCTCCATGACGTGCATCATCAGGTCGCCTGCGGAGCTGTCTCCGAAGTCCTCCTTGACTGAGAGCAGGCGCACACCGTTACGCTTGAGCTTTCCTCGGTTGTAGGCAGCGTCCTCGGTGGAGCGGGCGAAGCGGTCAAGCTTCCACACAAGCACAAGCTCAAAGGTATGCTTTGCGCTGTCACTTATCATGCGTTGGAAGTCGGGACGATCATCATTTCTGCCTGTCATAGCTCGGTCGATGTACTCACCGATTACCGTGATATTGTTTGACTTGGCATAGTTGTAACAGTCATATAACTGTCCTTCAATGGACTGCTCCGTCTGCTTGTCCGATGAATATCGGGCGTATATTACGGCGGTTTTCATATATTTGTTATCACTCCTTGACATTTTCAGGGAGCTATGATACAATAAACTTGTCTAAGGTTGTGATTGTATCACAGCTTCTTCCCCGTTCGGTGTTGGCGCATCGAGCGGGGATTTTTTTATCAGTTGGTTATTTGTTCAGAAGGCTTTCCAGATAACTAAGGTTAGCAGACGTGTAAAGTTTTCCAGTATAATGTGGACTACTTAAATTTCCGCTCCAATAAGTGTCAGCGCTTTTAAATGCCGTCCGCATCTTCTCTGCATATTTATTAAAGCTGTTTTCCTTTGCCTTATCAGATTTTAACGTACTCATTTTGTCAATTTGCTTTTGATACGTTCTTGTAATAAAATCATTTACCGATTTTTCCATCTCTCGTGACAACTTGTTATAATCTTTTGTTGGTGTAGAACCCGTGAATACATTATATTTCTCAAATCTCTTTAATTTCAAAAACAAATCGAACAAAAAATGAAGTCTTCCAAAATATACTTCTGGGTTAGTTGTAGTATTTATAAGTTTGGTTGTCTCTTGCACCTGCTTCATTAGACCTTTAAGTTCTTGCAATTCTGCTTGGCTAATTTTTGGTGCTCCAAATGAAAACAATCCCATAAAATCATGTCCTCTACATTTTATTTAGCTTTTCTCTCAGTAAACAGAATCTGCTCCATGTACAGCTTGGCTGTGTGTAAATCCTTCATATTCCAGCTGCTCAACCAGTCCGTCATAAGAAAAAGCCATAAAATCAAGATATTCCTTAGCTTTCTTCTCTGCCTGCTCATTCCAGTCCGCACCGCAGTTGTCAGCACCGTATTCAGCCTCACTCTCAGAGAAGCCCTCGTACTTCAGTTGATCTATCAATCCACTGTAAGAAAATGCCATATAATCCAAATACTCATTAGCTTTTCTAAGTGCATTCTTCTTGCCTGTGGAAACTGAACTTTCAGAGCTTGAAGCAGGCTTAGCTGAATTGTTTTGAGGGAGATAACTGGTGTATTCATCTTTGCGTGCGTTATATGTAATTATATTTCCTTTTACCGTAACCATTTCGCTGTTATCATAATCACTGTACAATGAGATCTTTAGTTTACTGTTCAGACCCTTTGCCTGCACAGTATCACGCATTGATTCATATTTTTGCACAACCCCGTCAACAAAGTTGCTCCAATCAACTGAATTTGCTGAATTCAGAAGTTCATTTCCATTTTTAACCAATGCGGAAGCTGTAAAATAGTCCTTATCATAATCATATGACACTTCAGCACTTTGATAAAAGGTTGACAGATAATCCGTGAAACTATCAGCCAGATCATCTGCCTTCCGTTCGGATTCGGATTTTACATAGGCTTCTAATGTATCGTCAGCCGTGAAGTTTTCTGTAATTTTTGGAATAGAGTACTCGTCCCAGTTACTGTCATCAAAATCCTGCTCATTCAATGTGTCACTGCTTATATCGTAGCTCATATAAGGTTTATCGTTATCCTTCTCATCAGCAAAGCTTACAGAAAGCATGTCAAGTGTCCCGCACTTTTTAAACTGCCTGAAAATAAGCTTGGACTGCTTAAATAAATTTTTAACTGTAAGCTCGGGATTTGTCGACAAATCCGCAGAGGCGCATATGGTTATATTGTATTTTCCTTCTTTTTCAGATGCAGTTTGAGTGTAGTCGATTATTTTTACATAAGAATCTGAAATATACTCAACCCACTTTGAAGGCTCGTCATTACCGGAAGGCTCATCGACCCTTGCCACGGTTGTTACAGTCGTAGCAGCAGATGTTGTTGTGACTTCACTGCTGTTCTGCGAAGAACTGAAGGAACCGCATGAAGAAAACGACAACACACATATAACCGAAAGTGTCCCGGCTATTACGGTCTTAGTATTAAAAGATCTCATAATGTCACGTCCTTACTTAAAAGTTTATATTATTTTATCAAAATACTCCCAAAAAGCGAGCTTTATATACTTTACATCGACGTCAAAGTATTCGCAAAGCTGCCATACCTCGGTCTCGCCGCTTTTCATCGCTTTTATCAATTCCTGCTTGGGAATAAGGTAATGTATCGCTTCGGTATTTGCACGATGCTCCTGCTTCTCAATAATGTCAAAAGGTGAATACGGGTTATAAAATGCACCCTTCATGCAATGCCCTATATCGTGAGCAAGATACTGCTTTTCCTCTCGCTCACTTTTCATTGATTTTGAATCAATACCTATGTAGCACTCTCCCTGCGGTGACAGCATGGAAATTGCTTTGCATTGTGGGCTGATAGTTTCTACCACCTTTATGCCATTATCCTTTGCAAACTGGTAGAGATCAATCAGATTCATTGGCTTCGAGTTCTGCGATTTGTCTTGCAAAGTCGTCAACCTCCTTGAACTTCTCAGGTGTAAATCCTTCTTCTCCCGTTCCCGCAGCTATATTCTGCTTGTAAGCGGATATATCAATTTTTCTGCGTGCAGGTTCTATTTCAAGGAGCTTATCAACAGCTCCCTGCATTTCGGGCTTATCACGGTAGGCTGTAATTACTTTATTCTCATGTTCCGTAACTGATATTTTGAGTAAAGCATTGCTTTTAGTTTTCAGATCATACTGATTTAGTTCTTCAACTGTAATTCCAAGGACACCGCAAATCTTTATAAGATTATCTATACTCGCCTTGTTGCTGTCACGTGAAATCAGACTGTATATAGTCTGAGCGGACAGTCCTGTTTGCGCAGCTATGTCTGTTGCTTTCAGCCCTCTGTCCTCCAGTATTTGTTTTAGCTTTGCTCCGATTGCCATAATTGATGCCTCCTATTAAATTATCATAAGTATATCACCAAAGAAAACAAAAGTCAACAAATTTATGCAAATGCGTATAATTTCATTGTCACAAACAAAGAACTGCATAATTTTTTGTGCATAGCGACAAAGTTATTCAAATGCGTAATAAATCACAGAAAAACTATTGACTTTTATGCAGTTGAATAATATAATTAAATCATAAATTATGCATTTGCATAATAAAGCTATTCAAATGAAAGGAGAAAAGCATATGGAATACAGCAATCTTATAGGCGAGATCGCAAAGGCACATATTAACTATGTTGACATTGCAAAGAGGCTCGGGATAACACGGGATACCCTCAGAGCAAAGATCACAGGAAAAAGCTCGTTTACCGTAGAGGAAGCTTTCACAATAAAGAATGAGTTCTTCCCCAACTGTCAGTTTGAGCAGCTTTTTGCTCGGTCGGCATAATACCATTTTCAGTATAGCACAGTAACAGTGTGAAAAACAGGACAGATAAAGAAAGGAAGTGAGAAAATGGTAGAAATACACACCAACATCGCAGGTAAAAAAGATATATCAAGTGAAAAAAACAGCAGCTCAGATTGCGAAAAATGTATTTCCGAAATTCTGAACTGCTTGACAGCAAATCATATAACATTTGAGGTCTCATATGCAATCCTTGATGAGTGTAAAGAGCGAATACAAATTATAAGTGCTCAGACAACTTTGCCAAATCGACTTTAAACCTTTTTTTACCTCTATTAGTGTGGATTTCAATCCAAAGCTGAGAATTTAAAAAATCTGTTTTGGTAATGGAATCATCTGTCGGAACAAAGAAAAACCCTCCAATCGCTCCCATTCCAGTTATATTCTGTGGCAGCGTCAATGAATAGGTTGAATATTCTTCTGTAACCTTACCATTGGTTTTAAATTCAAAATGTCCTATACGCTCTGTTTCCCATTGGAATTCGTATTTTTGGCTGTTTATAATTAAAAACATTCGTGAGATTGATATTGGAACCCTCGATTTGTTTTCGATTGTTAGTTCAAAATATGTTGGATGACCGTCATGATTATCGCAAAATGCAAAGCTCTTTAAAACAAGCGATATCTTAAATGAATTTGACGATATCAGATAAACAGAATTGATAACCGAAATAATAAATCCAGCCAATGCGACACACGTAGAGATATAATCATTAGATACAAATTCAAAAAGTTCATTCACAACTATTTCCTCCTTTTTTATATGATTTATCATTATATTATACAGCAGGAGGTAGGTTAAGTCAACACATCGCATTATCTGTCCCGAAATCAGGACAGGAAGGAGGAAAACTAATGAACGAACTTAAAATTTTTGAAAGCCCTGACTTCGGAAAAGTCAGAACAATGGAAATCAACGGAGAGCCTTATTTTGTAGGTAAGGACGTTGCGGAAATTCTTGGATACAGCAATCCGCAGAAAGCGTTAAGAGACCACATTGATGAAGAGGATAAAACGCTGAACGATTTGTTCACCGTCAATGGAACTAAAGGAGTTCTCATCAACGAAAGCGGACTTTACAGCCTTATTCTTTCAAGCAAGCTCCCCAAGGCAAAGGAGTTTAAGAGGTGGGTAACGTCAGATGTGCTGCCAAGCATACGCAGGCACGGTCTTTACGCAACTGATGAACTCATTGCAAATCCTGATATCGCTATAGCAGCATTTCAGGCGTTAAAGGAAGAACGTGAAAAGAGCCGTCAGCTCATGGATACTGTTGCTGTTCAAAATCAGCAGATAGCAGAATTACAGCCTAAAGCATCTTATTATGATGTGGTACTTAACTGCAAAGACCTTCTTTCTATAACGGAAATCGCAAAGGACTACGGGAAATCGGCAAAATGGCTGAACAATTATCTTCATGACAATAAAGTCCAGTTTAAACAGGGCGATATATGGCTGCTGTATTCAAAGCATGCCGAGAAAGGTTATACCAATACTAAAACGCAGTCCTTCAATGGAAATGACGGCAGGGTCCACACTAAGGTTCATACCTACTGGACACAGAAAGGCAGACTGTTTATTTACGACCTTCTGAAATCAAACGGAATCGTTCCTATGATTGAAAGATAAGCAGCGAGGTGATTATTAGGGCAGGTAATAAGGAGGTGAGAGAAATGGAAAGCAAATATAATTTTACAGCCACAGAAGCAAAAAATCTCCTCTGGGAACATATACAAATGCTCTCAGAGGAGGCGAAGAAGCAGCATACCGCTGATGAACTCGACAAATTAACGAGTGCCATCTGCAACGCTCTGCTTGCTCTCTTCAATCTGTGACTTTTGATGCTTGGCATCAAATAACGCCTTTTGAGCCAATATCTTCAATGCGCAACTATTGTTAATACGAAGCTCACAAGAGGTTATACAGCCACACCAATTTTTTATGTCCTTACCATTACTCATAAAAGGACAGAAACTCATTTATATCCCCCCCTTCACTGTAAATTGTCATCATTATACAGCGTAAGAGGTGGGTTGTCAAGGAGGTAAAAAAGATGTACAAAGTAATCGACACATACGACGGCTTTGAAGACATCATCGGAACGTATGATACGTTTGACGAAGCCAGAGCTGCGGCAAAGGAGCGTGCAGAAGATACTGACGGCGAATGTCAGGTCAACATCTTCGCTAAGACAAAGAAAGGCTATAAGGTGATAATATGACTAAGCAGACAGCAAACACAAGACCCGTAAACATCAAGCAGGAGTCTTCTGCTGATGCCCTTGCCGACACTATCGCAAGGCTCATCAGAGCGATGGAACAGGGGACAAAAATTCAGAAGGAGGCAGATGCCGAATGAAGATGTACATAGCCAAGTGCTTTTTTGGCAACAAGGTCATCAAATTCCGCACACAGGCGTACAGCACTGAGGGGCTTGAACCTACTGCCAATGCGATTGCAATGACGCTTACAGGACGCATTCCGGACAGGGTAGAGTTTGTGGCTTGCCCTGTGCAGGGGTAAAGAAAAAGCCGTGACGGCGGCAACCGTACACGGCAAAAAGATAAATAAGACAATCCTATTATAGGATATTCAGAGGAGGTTGTCAAGTATGGAAATAAATGTTTCATCTTGCATAAAGCCATCTTACCGATTTACAGAGATAAATGAGATGCAGAAACTTCCACTGGAAGTAAAAGAGCAGATATCCATTGAAATAATCAGACGGGCAATCGCTCTTAGCAAGCATAAAATGGCTATAGCTTTTTCGGGTGGTAAAGATTCACAAGTAGTTGCAAATCTGTTTGAGCGAAATTTTCCTGAAGAATTTTTGAGTGTATATGGCATATTCGGAAACACAGGTATTGAGTTTCCCGAAAGCTTGAAATTTGCGAGAAAATACGGGAAAGAACATTTCAAGAACAACTTCAAGGAAACTAAGTTATCAAGACTTGAAGAACCCGAACTCCGATACGATTTTGCAAGAGAAATTGTGGCTTTGCTTGAAGAAGAAGGCTGCCTTTCAGAAATCTTGAAGCCTGATGGCAAGCTTAAAGGTCAGAAGGCGCTAATCGAGGCGGCGAGGAAGAGAGGATATACGCTTAATAGGTCAAACTGTTTCTTTAAAGGAGAGCCAAAGACATTTGCGTATTGCGTTGAACAGTATGGTGCGCCTCTGCTCGGTAAGTCAGCTTCCAAGTTAGACGCACACCGAATAAACATTGAATGCTTTCTAAAATATTCCCAAACTGAGAGCGAAAAAAGCAAGCTAAAAGAATACTATGATATTCTCAGAGAGTGCAAGTTCTCTCAGCACTGCTGTAAGCTCCTCAAAAAGGAGCCTTCCGAGAGATTGCAGGCGGAGCTTGATGTGGATATGATTTTCAAGGGGCTTATGGCTTCCGAAAGCCATAGCCGAATGACAAGCATAGCGACAAGAGGCCATATATTTGCAAGTCACAGACCACACATCAAGGACGGGGCATTTTATCATGTTTCCCCCATTGGTCTATGGACTGATGACGATGTTTGGGAATACATTCACAAATACGGCCTTGAATATTCGCCACTATATGATATTACATATACGGCGAAAGATGGCAGTACACAGCGCATCAAACGCAATGGCTGTATTATGTGTGGCACGGATTTGCAATTTAAAGACAATCACTTGTCTGTTCTGAGACAAACACACCCAAAGGCTTGGGAGAGCTGTATGGAACACTTCGGGTATCGAGAACAGTTATACAAGCTTTTTAAGCTAAAACGCAATAACAACATTTATGATGCTTTTACTGATGAGGAAATGAAAGCAAAAATTATCGAACGCTTTGGCGACAGCAAAAGGCTGTTTGATGCGAAACCTTGCGTTTATGATGATTATGGGGAGCTTGTAGAACTGGAAGGCACAGGGCTTGATGAAGAATATGATGCCGAAGTGCTTTTAATGAATGACGGACAGTTAAAACTTGTTTGAGGAGGAATAAAAATGGAAATTGCTATTGAACAGATTGCGGAATATATCCGCAAAGCGTCGATGTATGACGCTATTATCAATTACACAAAGGCATCGAAGTATTTCAGCCGTGAAGATATTCTGGCGTTTGCGGGCGAGCCTGACACCGCAGAAAAGGCGGAGGACATCACAGATGGAAATTTCTGATTTTTTGTGCAACAGCCGTGCTTTTCAGCGCTGCGAGGACAGATATCTGAGCGATGCGGAGCATGACGGCGCTGAGGACGATAACGACATAGAGAACGAGGAGGACGCAGAGGAAAATGACTGAATCGGAATACCGTTCTCACCCATCTGTAAGCCGCTCTGAACTCTGGAAGCTGATATCGGAAGGTCCCGAAAAATTCAATTATCTGCGTTCAAATCCTCAGCCTCCGACAAATGCGCTGATATTCGGTCAGGCATTTCACATGGCGGTTTTGCAGCCCGAAATTTATGATGACAATTTTGCCGCTCCCCCTTCTTGTGACAGACGGACAAAAGCGGGAAAAGAGGTCTGGAGCGAATTTATCGCACTGAATAAAAACAAGGTGCTGATACCCAGTGAATGGCAGGAGCAGATCATGGAAATGAAAAATAAGCTGATGTCCGATTCATTTGTGCGTCAGCTGCTTTCAGGCGACCCTGAAAAGCCATTTTTCTGGACTGATAATCTTACGGGAGAGGGCTGCAAATGCCGTGCGGACTGTGTTACCGAAATAGGCGGCAATGTTTATGTGGTGGATATCAAGACCTGTGAAAACGCCGCAACGGACGTATTTATGAGGAAATCCGTTGATTACGGCTATCCCCTGCAGGCAGCCATGTACTGCGAGGGCGTGAAACAGGCAACGGGACGTGAATGCAGCTTTGTGTTCATTGCTATTGAAAAATCGCCGCCTTATGCAGTGAATATCATGCAGGCAGACGAGATTTACAGACAGTACGGCTTTGATATCTTCCGTGAGGCTCTGGGTATCTATCACGACTGCAAAATAAATAATAACTGGTATGGCTATCTTGGCAAGTTCCATAACATAAACGTCTTGGGACTGCCGGCCTACCTTGCAAAGGAGTTTGAATAATTATGGAAAACGCACCCGTTACATATCAGAATAATGCACCTCAGAATTTCAGTGCCAATGTAATGTCAGCCGGGCTTGACAATATCAATCAGGGTACTGTGGCAATAGAGGCAAGCAGAGCGATCGCCGAGGCTCAGGGTGCCCTTATTTTGGCAAAGCAGTATCCGAGAGATGAAATAAAGGCATACGCAAGAGTTATTGAAGCGTGCCAGCGTCCTGAGATGGCTGCCAAAGCATTCTACAGTTTTCCGAGAGGAAAAGAAACGGTTGAAGGTCCCACGATCAGATTTGCGGAAGAACTTGCCCGCTGCTGGGGCAACTTTGATTATGGAATAAAGGAGCTTTCTCAGGATAACGGAAAAAGTGAAATGCAGGCATACGCCTGGGATCAGGAAACAAACACAAGAAGCGTTCAGAACTTCACCAATCCGCATCAGCGTGAAGCATTCGGAAAAATGCAGGTGCTTACCAAGCAGCGTGATATATATGAGAATAACGCCAATATGGCAACACGCCGTCTGAGAGCACGTATTCTTGCCGTTCTTCCGTCTTGGTTTGTGGACGGCGCTATTAACGAATGCAAAAAGACACTTGCGGGGCAGAACGATATGCCGCTGATAGACAGGGTCAAAAATATGGTGGTTCAGTTTGCAAAATTCGGCGTTACACAGGAACAGATAGAAAAGCGCCTTAAGCGCAGAATTGATACGATGTCATCTGACGATTTTATTGAATACATCGGTATTTTCAACGCCATAAAAAGCGGTGAAAGCAAGGTTGCGGAATGGTTTGAGACAGACAAGAACGCCACTGCCACAGACCTTACGTCAGCCTTGAAGGGCGGTGACGGCAATGATAATATGTGACAGCAGGGAAAAGAAAAATGCCCATATCCTGCAGTATTTTGACAGGAACGGCATTGCTTACAAGGTCAGAAAAATGGACGTTGCAGACTATCAGACCGAGGGCAGGGACACGCTTGTTATCGACCGCAAGCAGAACCTTGACGAGCTTGCAACAAATCTTACCAATCCGCAGGACAAGGGCAGATTCTGGCGGGAAGTACGCAGGGCGTATTCCTCGGGCATAAAGATGATCGTTCTTTGTGAGCATGGCAAGGGCATAAAGTCCATTCCCGATGTGGTCAAATGGAACAGCAGATATTCCACTGTTACGGGGCATGTCCTGCAGGAAAAAATTTATCAGTGCCACATTTCATATGGCGTGGAATTTCTTTTCTGCAATAAATCCGAAACGGCGGCAAGAATAATCGAACTTCTCGGAGGTGCATCTGATGATAAATAAATGGATAGGCATGGGGCGGCTCACTGCCGACCCCGAGCTGAGACAGACCCAGAGCGGAGTATCTTCCTGCAATGTTACCGTTGCCGTGCAGCGTGACTTTACGGACGGCAGCGGCGAAAGGCAGTCAGACTTCATCAACGTTGTGGCATGGAGACAGACTGCGGAGTTTATATGCAGATACTTTTCCAAGGGCAAGATGATAGGCATTGAGGGCGCTCTGAGAACGAGGAATTACGACGATAAGCGTTACCCCGATGTAAAGCATTATGTTACCGAGGTGCTTGTGGATCATGCCTATTTCGGTGGTGACAGCGGCGGAAGCAAAAGCTCCTCTGCTTCTCCCCCTCCTCAGCATCAGGCATCGGCTGCGACACCTGCTCCTGCCGACCTTTCGGACTTTGAGGAAGTTGCAAGCGACAGCGAGCTGCCGTTCTGATATGGAGGGATATAAGTGGCAAGACCTGTAAAAAAAGGACTTGACTATTTCCCGACTGATGTGGACATCTTCAGCGATACAAAGCTGAAGATCGTCCGTGCTCATTTCGGCTCGGACGGAGTTTTACTTTATTTTTATTTACTGTGTGCGATTTATAAAAATGGTTTTTACATCGTTTGTGACGATGATTTCAGATACGTCATTTCCGCTGATCTGGGAATGACAGATGAAAAAATAGGGCAGATGTTGAGCTTCTTCCTTAAACGGTCACTGTTTGATGACACACTTTTTAAGGCGGACAAGATCCTGACGTCCAAGGGAATACAGCGGAGATATCAAGAGGCTATCAAGCAGAGAGCTCTGAAAAATCCCGTGCAGGTCGAGGCAAAGTTCTGGGTTTTGGAAAAAAATGAGACCCAAAGCTTTATTAAAGTGCGCCCCGATGAAAATTATTCCGAGAATAACAATAGTTTTTCCGAGAATAATGACAGTTTTTTCGAGAATAACCCCCACAAAGTAAAGGAAAGTAAAGTAAATAAAAGTAAAGTAAATGAAAGTAGTGTTGAAAACGCCGAAGACGAGACGGAAACTACCTACGGACAACACATCAGACTTAAGCCCTCCGAATATTTGGAGCTTTGCGGGAAATACGGTCAAAAGGTCATTTCGGATTACATAGCAAGAATTGACCGATATCTTGAAAATAGCGGCAAACGTCCGTATGAAAATCATTACAGTACCATTATGGACTGGCTTCAGAAGGACAATGTAAAAAAGCGGTCAGCGCCGAGCTTCGATCTTGATGAAATTGTTCAGCACGCTTTGACTACCACACCTACCGTAAAATGAAAGGTCTGATAAAATGAAAGCCGATAATACGAGAGCCTATGTAAAAAATCTGCCCGATTTCTTTGACCCCGAGGTTTTTCACAAGCTGGAGAATGACTGTTATAAGGCAGGGTGCAGCGGAACAGTCATAGATTACTCCGAATTTCCAGCCGCAGAGTACAGATATTTTGAGCGGCTCTGCGGTGTTTACAACAAATTCAGCCATAAGGAAATATCTCTTGAAGATGCTAAGGCTCAGAAGCTCATATTCTACAAGGATTACAGGAACGACCTTGCTCAATATCTGAAATACTCCGAGATTTGTAAAAATCACCAGGAAGTGGTAAAAGCCACAGAAACGCTCTGTACGGCACTTTGCAAAATGGCAGTCAAATTACCCAACGAGGTCAGCGAAGCGTTTAAAACAGCCCTTAAAATCGTTTCTGCGGCACGTGGCGAAGATGTTACCGAAAAAACGGTGCTGAGGAATATGGAGGGCGTTCAGAAATGAAAGCCAACTACAAAAAGAAAATCCAAATCAACGGCAAGCCCACAGAAATGAGCTGTGTGAGACTTTGCTGGTGCTGGTAGGTAAATCACGCGCCAAAACACAAAGTACCTAAAAATGGCATTTAAATTGAAATTAGGAGGATATGCAAAAATGAACGCAAATCAAATCATACGTCATCTTGAAGACCTGAAAAAAGAAGCAGAGGGTCATTACACCGATGACGGCGACGATGAAATATTCCACCAGGACGCAGAAGCGCTGCAGGCTGCTATTGATGCGGTTAAGCTCAATGAAACTGTTGTCAAAGCCATAAAAGGCGCAATAAAAATTTGCACTCGTGATATCCGCAATGCTGAGGATGATTCAATGAAGGCTATGGAACGTGGAATAAATCTCAGCAATCAGAAAATGAAGCTTGAAGCATTGCTCGGAATTGCAGGCGGTGAGGAAGATGATTGAGCTTGACGACGTTAAGAATGTCGAAACAAAACCTTGTCCACACTGCGATTTTTCTGTGCGGGATATAGGTGAGCGTATGAAGCCGGGTAGCGACCCGTTTATATTGATAAAAGACGAAGGACAGGTTTTCATCGCAACCGATGATTCCAGTTTTGTAATATTACCAATTAACTACTGCCCGATGTGCGGCAGAAATCTGAAACAGGAGGGGGACCGATAAGATGGCAATGACTGACGAATTGAAGCCCTGTCCGTTCTGCGGTGGAGAAGCGGTAACGTCGTTCCAAACGACTGACCCCGAAAACAAATTTGCGTTTGGGTGGATAGGCTGTCAAAAATGCAGATGCTTTATTAACTACATAAACAATGCGAAAGGCTTAAAAGAAGCAGCCGAAGCTTGGAACAGGAGGGCTGACAATGGCTGATATTAAAATTGGCGACAGGGTTATTATGAATAATAAATATCTTGTAAGCGAAAAAGACAAGGGCAAAACTTGGACAGTACGTTCAAATCCGTGGAATTGCTGCGGAACAATCGTTGTACTACTTGAGGGAAAGTCTGGCGGGTATGCGATTGATGGTTTAAATATTATAGAAGGAAAGGAAAATAACAATGGCTGAAAAAGAATACATAGAGCGTGAAGCTGTTATGAAAATAATTGATGATTACGGCTGTACGCACGGCGGTACACTCGGTTCTCACAGCGGCGCTGTTGATGTTGTTGGTAGCGCTATATACAAACTTCCTGCCGCCGATGTTGCGCCTGTAAAGCATGGTCATTGGATACAGATTGACAAGAACAAGTGTGAATGTAGTAATTGTGGCATTATTGTACTAATTGCGGTATATCCGCACGGTGACAAAAATTACTGCCCCACCTGCGGGGCGAAAATGGACGGAGGTGATTAAAATGCGTGAAATTTTGTTCCGAGGAAAAACGCTAAGCGGTAAATGGGTTGAGGGCATATATAGTCCGTACAACTGGGATATAGACCTTGTAAGAGAGAACAAGCCACAAATTATTATTCTTTCTGAAAATAAAGACGACATAGACGACGGTTTATGGTGTGATATTATTCCAGAAACTGCGGGACAGTACACGGGGCTGACAGACAAGAACGGCGTGAAAATCTTCGAGGGGGATATCGTTAAGGGCACTGCATATTCTGCTACAACAATTGGTGTGATTGTTTGGATTGATGAGATTTCAAGCTTTGGTGTGCGCCGTGTCAACGCCCCAAATCCTACCGCTTGGGAAAATTCATCTATTTTGAGATGTGTTTCACTGGGTAAGACAGACGAATTTGCCGCAGAGGTTATTGGCAACATTCACGATAATCCCGAATTGCTGAAAAAGGAGTGATGCATATTGACTGTGCAGGAGGTCAAGGCGGTGCTGAATGATGCACGAGAGGCAGGGAGCAAGTACCTTAATGCCAGAAATAAGCACAAAAGCTATGAGAGCAGACTTACAGACGGCAAAACAGTGCGATATAACAGCACAGGCGCAGAATATGAGCGCAACGGAAATTCCGTTGAAGAATCATATTGCGAGGTATCTGATTATGAAACCCAAGCGGACAAATGCAAAGCAGAACTTTCAAACCCGTATTGTGCGGCGGGCAGGCTCATTTACCTTGTGAAAGATGAACGGCAGCGGGAGGTGCTTAACCTGCATTATCTTTACTGCAAGTCTTGGGGACAGATTGCTGCCAAAATGGGAATCAGTGTGCGGCACGTACATAGGCTTCACGGCAAGGCTCTTGTGAAAATTTCAAAAAATGCTTGACATGTCACTATGTTTGTGCTAAAATGGGTATAGTGAATTTTTATATCCGCTTACGGTTAAAGGCTGTAAGCGGATTTTTTTATCCTATTTTTCGGCAGGTGGTGACCCGTGAATGAAAAAAATCTAATATCAAATTCCGAACGAACTCCGAGTGAACTCCGAGAAATCACTCAAAAAGGCGGCAAAGCCTCGGGGGCTGCAAGGCGGAAAAAGCGTGATATGAAAAAATGTATGGAGCTGCTGTTGTCGCTGCCTGCTTCTCAGGTGACGGACTACCAGCTCCTTTCTGATATGGGCGTGAACTTCGATGAGCTGAGCGAGGACGAGGTCACGAATATGCTTGCGGTCAATGCGGCGCTGCTCAAACAGGCTAAAATGGGCGATGTGGCTGCGGTAAAGGAGCTGCGGAGCATTATCCGTGACGATGATATGCTGCGGCACAAGATCAGGTACGACAACGCCCGCCTGAAGCTTGACCGTGAAAGGTACTTCCCCTCGGCGGACGATCGGGAGGGCTTTTCTTACGGCGGCATTCCCGCAAGCATGGTGGCTCCTGCCTTTTCATCGGTGCTGTTTGACATTGCCGAGGGCGAACACTCCGAATATGTTTTCCCGGGCGGAAGAGGCTCTACCAAGTCCTCGTTTATCTCGCTGGCGGTCATCGACCTGCTGGAGAAAAACGAGGATATGCACGCCTGCATTCTCCGCCAGGTGGGCAACACACTGAAAGATTCGGTGTATAATCAGATGCTGTGGGCGATATCTTCTCTCGGTCTTGACGATGAATATGCTGCCACAAAATCTCCGCTGGAGATAACCAAAACAAAAACGGGGCAGAAGATATACTTCCGGGGGGCGGACGATGAGAACAAGATCAAGTCCATAAAAGTCCCCTTCGGGTTCATCGGCATTCTGTGGTTTGAGGAGCTTGACCAGTTCTCGGGTCCCGAGGCTGTCCGAAAGATAGAACAGTCGGTCATCAGAGGCGGAGACAGGGCGTACAAGTTCAAGTCCTTCAATCCCCCGAGATCGGCTCAGAACTGGGCAAACAAGTACATCAGGACGCCGAGGGCGGACAGGCTCGTTACCGAAAGCAATTATCTGACGGTGCCGAAAAAGTGGCTGGGCAAGCCGTTCCTCGATGATGCGGAATATCTGAAAGAGACCAATCCCACGGCGTATGAAAACGAATATCTGGGCGCTGCCAACGGCACTGGCGGAAACGTGTTCGACAATGTGGTCACACGCAAGGTCACTGACGAGGACATCAAGACCTTTGGAACGATTCTTCACGGCGTTGACTGGGGCTGGTATCCTGATTCCTTTGCGTATGTCAGGTGCGCATATCTGGCGGCGCAGCACACGCTGGTGATATATGACGAGTTCCGCTGCAATAAAAAGGGCAATGCGGAGACTGCTGATGAGCTGAAAAAGCGTGGCGTAACGGCAAACGATATGCTAATGTGCGACAGTGCGGAGCAGAAGTCCGTTGCGGATTACCGCTCCTTTGGTCTGCTTGCCCGTGGAGCTGAAAAGGGCCCCGGGTCGGTGGATTATTCCATGAAGTGGCTGCAGTCCCTACGTGAAATAGTCATTGACAACGAACGCTGCCCCGAGACTGCGGCGGAATTTCTGGAGTACGAATACGAGCGCAGCAAGGACGGCGAGATCATATCGGGATATCCCGACAGGAACAATCACAGCATTGACGCTGTGCGGTATGCCACATCGCAGATTTGGAGGAGAAGCGGAAAATGAGCATTTTATCTTGGCTGAAAGGAGCGATATGCAAATTGTTTGACACTAATGAGCTGGCTGCGAAAATGCAGACCCTGCCTGCTGACAAGGACATGACCGAGGCGGTAAGGCTGTGGGCGGAATGCTACCGCTGCACGCCGCCGTGGGCTGTGGCTGACAGCAATGTGCGCTGCCTTAATCTCCCCTACTCTGTGGCCCATGAAATGGCACGGCTGGTCACGCTGGAGCTTAACTCGGAGCTGACAGGCTCGCCGAGGGCGGATTACCTTTCCGATGCGTACAGTCAGGCAGTGGCGCTGTCTCCCGTGTGGGTGGAATATGCCTGCGCTCTGGGTGGGGTGTTCCTGAAGCCTTATGTATCGGGCGGAAAGATATACACCGACATCATTCAGGCGGACGCTGCGGCGGTATCGGGCTATGACGGTGACAACATCACCGAATGCGTTTTCGCTGACAGGATAGTCCGCAAGGGACGATATTTCACCCGCCTTGAAAAGCACTCCCTTTCGGGTACGAATTACACAGTGGTAAACAAGGCGTATGTGTCCGACAGCTCGGCTCAGATAGGGCGGGAGATAGCTCTCGGGGCGGTTGCGGAATGGGCGGACATTGCTCCGTCGGCAACGTTCTCTGGGATAAAGCGGCCGCTGTTTGTATATATGAAAATGCCCGGGGCGAACATCATTGACAGGCGTTCCCCGCTGGGGGTTTCGGTGTTCAATGCGGCGATCTCCACTATCGAGGAAGCGGATATGCAGTTCACAAGAGGCATATGGGAGTTTGAAGGCTCGGAGCTGGCAGTATATGCCGATGTGACGGCGGTGCAGCGTGGCAATGACGGCACGGAGACGGCTCCCAAATTCAACAGGCGGCTGATAAAGACGCTGGACTTTAACCAAGACCAGGCGTTCAACATTTTCTCGCCTCAGATACGTGAAGAGGCTCAGAGGAACGGGCTCAACAATCTTCTGCGGCAGATAGAACGGCAGTGCGGACTTGCTTTCGGCACCCTCTCCGAGGTGCAGGACACGGACAAGACCGCAACGGAAATAAAGGCATCAAAGCAGCGGTCATATGCCACGGTATCAGCCATTCAGGCGAACGTCAGAAAGGCTCTCATAGAGTTTGTACAGGTACTTGATATGCTCTGCGACATTCACGAACTTGCCCCCAGAGGGGCATGCGAGCAGTCATTCGACTTTGACGACAGCCTTGTTACCGACAGCGAGACCGAGCAGAAGATATGGCTCCAGGAAGTCTCTGCGGGGATCATGTCTCCCGTGGAATACCGCATGAAGCGCTACGGCGAGACGGAGGAGCAGGCGGCGGCAATGCTCCCCGAGAGCTTTGAATAATGCTTACTCCCGACTATTTGCAGGGTGCGCCTGCGGAGCTGGAGGAGCTTTTTCTCAGGCTCGAGGAGGATATCATCGCCGACATATGCCGCAGGATAGCAAAGGCGGGATATCTTACCGACAGCGCAGAGCATCAGGTGCTGCGGCTTCGTGAGCTGGGTGCGGGAACGGAGTACATCAAGCAGAAGATATCCGAATATTCGGAGCTTTCCGATGAGGCTGTTGACCGATTATTCTTTGACGCTGCCCAGACTTCCGACGAGTTTTATAAAAAAGCATATGCACAGGCGAACGTCGGCTACACGCCTTATGAATACAATGACTTCTTTCAGCAGGCGGTAACTGCCGGCGTGAACCAGACCAAGGGAGAATTGCGAAACTTTACGCAATCCATGGGATTTTCCTACCGTGGCTCAAACGGTCAGGTGCGGTTTCACGATGCGGCTGAGGCCTACAGGGACTGCCTCGACTATGCGTATATGCAGGTGATGACGGGTGCTGTAGATCACAACACGGCGGTCAGGAACGCCACGAGGCGGCTCACAGAGGGCGGTTTGCAGTTTGTGGATTATGCTTCGGGGGTAAGGTGTCACGCTGATGTGGCTGCCCGCAGGGCTGTTCTTACGGGGCTTTCGCAAATGACGGGCAAGGTCTCGGAACACAATGCGGCGGAGCTTGACACGGACATTGTGGAGGTCGATGCTCACGCAGGTGCAAGACCCGACCACGCCCAGTGGCAGGGCAAGTGGTATTCCCTTTCGGGTAAGTCAAAGAAATATCCCTCTCTAAAGGCTGTGACGGGCTACGGCACGGTGACAGGTCTTAAAGGCGCCAACTGCCGACATGACTTTTACCCTGTTATAGAGGGCATTTCCGAACCAAGTTATACGGAAGAGGAGCTTAAAAACATCGACCCGCCGCCCTTTGAATACAACGGCAAGACCTACACCTATTACGAGGCGACCCAGCGGCAGAGGGCTATGGAGAGGTCAATGCGCAAGACCAAGCGAGAGATACTTGCGGCTGATGCCACGGACGATAAGGACAGGTTCACGGAAAAGTCGGTGCTTCTCAGGAGGCAGAAAGAGGAGTACGGAAGATTTTCCAAGGCTGCGGGGCTTTCTTTGAGGAACGAGAGGGCCCAGGTCGGGGGATTTGGTCACAGTCAGGCGAGCAGGGCTGCTTGGGTGGATAGGAAGGCGAAGTCAGGGCTTGACAATGGCGGTGAAAGTGGTATAATAAAGCTGAAAGAAAGTATAAGTTCCCGTTTCTCTGCTTCGCAAGACAGAATAGATTCTTTGATAAAATCTGATATGTCAAATATCAAGTTTACCTGCAAACCTGTCTATAATCCCCATATTCGAGTAAACGGCAAAACAAAAATCGTTGAAGATTGTGTTACCGGAAAGGTTAAACGCATAGAATCAATAGAGATTGGAAAACAGGATAAATCTAGCGCAGAGTTTTTGGAAGATACAATTATTCACGAAGAGTTGGAAGCTCGAATTGCAATGCGCTCGCTTTTCTCCTCCAAGTTCAGCAGACTCTATTACGACTGTTCTGATGATGAGCGTCATCAGTATATAAACAGCAGAATTGAACGGTATTTCCGCATAAAAGGATGGTGGTATGATGTCAATTAAAATAAATACGTGGGATGATGTCGATGATATTTTATTTGACGGAACCCCTGAACAAATTGCTCAGATACATTGCCCCGAATGCAAAGGAAGTATTACGTATGACTTTTCGAAAGCAAGTCATACGATGAATATTCGCTGCGCCAAATGCGGCGTTCACATAAGAGAGAATTGCGGTAAAAACAATATTCCTAACTTCGCAAAATCTTAAAACCGTCCCGAGAGATCGAGGCGGTTTTTTATACCCGAAAGGTGGTGAGAATATGAAAGATAACAACGTAATTGTGGTAATCAATTTTGTAAACGGCGAGAGTATCAGAATCAGATGTTCGGAATATAGCTTCGACCTCCAGCTTATATGCTTCGATGACGACAAGGTGGTTTTCGCTGCTCCAAAGGAACAAATCGTTTGTGTTTATGAAGAAAAATACAGAATTCTTGAATGATATGCGCAACTCGCAAGGGTATGCGCTATTTTTATGCCAATCACGTTTTGTTGAAGCCAACAAAACATACCCCTCGAAATCGAGGGGTTAAACTTTTTATATTAGGGAGGAAAAAACATGACCAAGGAATTTCTTACAAAGCTCGGAGTATCAGAGGAAAACGCAGCTCAGATACTTGCCGAAAACAAGAAGGACTGCGACGGAGTCTCCGCAAAGTTCGGGGACTACGAGGACGTGAAAAGTCAGCTCAGTGCCGCCAACAAGCAGATAGAGGAGTTCGGCAAGCTGGACTATGAGGGGCTTAAAAAGACTGCCGACGACTACAAGGAAAAGCTGGCGGCGGCGCAGAAGGAAAGTGCCGCAAAGCTGGAAAAGATGCAGTTTGACCACATTCTGGAGGGCAAGCTCTCAGAGCGCAAGCCCAGAAACGCTGTTGCCGTAAAGGCGCTGCTCAACATGGACGGCTTGAAGCTTGCGGGCAACGAGATAGTCGGTCTCACGGAGCAGCTGGACAAGATCGCCAAGGAAAACGACTTCCTTTTCGAGAGCAGCGAGCCTGTGCCTAAGTACATGGGCCCCACAGGCGGCGGTTCGGGCGGTCAGGCGGACGACAGCGCCGCAAGGGCTGTTATGGGGCTTCCCCCTCTCACGAAGTGAGAACTCACAAAGTAAGGAGGACGGCATGAACAAAGCAAGAGATGAGCCTTGTTTATCTTTGAGATGAACGAGGCTATTTTTATACATTTTTATACACTAAGGAGGAATTTACATGGCAAATGCTATTGCACTTTTCAAGAAGTACATTGACCTGCTGGACGATGTTTACAAGGCTGCTTCCTGCTCTTCCGTGCTGGATATGGACGGTTCCCTTGTACAGGCAGGCGCAAACGCAAACGAGATCATTATCCCCAAGATAAGCATGGACGGTCTGGCTGATTATTCCAGAAACGGCGGCTATGTGCAGGGCAATGTGGAGATCACCAACGAGACCGTGAAGTTCAACTACGACAGAGGACGCAAGTTCAGCGTTGACGCTATGGACAACGAGGAAACTGCGGGTCTGGCGTTCGGCAAGCTGGCAAGCGAATTTATCCGCACCAAGGCTGTTCCAGAGATGGACGCTGTACGCTTTGCCTCTTACGCTGCCATTAACGGCATTGGCTCAAAGACTGAGACCATCAGCGGTGCCGAGGCGTTCATGGATTCCGTTCGTGAGGGCGTGAACGTACTGGACGAGGCGGAAGTTCCTGCGGACGGCAGATATCTTTTTGTTACCCCCACCCTTTACAATGCGGCTCAGAGCCTTTACAGCTACGTTTCAAAGAGTGTGCTTGAGGGCTTTGCAGGCATTATCAAGGTACCTCAGTCACGCTTCTGGACTGCTGTTTCCCTGCTCAACGGCACATCTTCGGGCGAGGAGATAGGCGGCTTTAAGAAAGCCGAGGCGGTGTATGAGGTGACAACCTCCCAGCCCGATGACTGGAGCACAAACTACAAGGATTATTACACCGTTTCCGACGGCGTTTACTCCCCTGTTACGGGCAACAGCGCTCCCGGCTGGACTGCAGGCAAATATTACAAGCAGACCTCCGCAGGCGGTGCGCCTATCAACTTCATGATTGTTCACAAGCCTGCTGTTATCCAGTTCGGCAAGCATACTGTAAGCAAGGTGATCTCCCCTGACGCTAACCCCGATGCGGACGCTTACATCTTCTCCTACCGTGCTTACGGTCTCACCGACGCCTACGAAAACAAGGCTGCGGGCATTTACTGCTCTCACGCCTGACTGCTGAATTTCAGCAAAGGAGCTGAGAATGGCATACGCTGATTACAAGTTTTACAGCGAGGTTTTTCACGGCACCATGAGCGAGGCGGACTTTGCAAGATTTGCGGAGCCTGCCTCTGCTTATATTGACGCTGTTACATTCGACAGGATAACTCCCGAGCTTCTGGCGGACGAAAACATTGGCGGCAAGATACGCCGTGCCTGCTGCGCCTGCGCTGATGATATGTATTCATGCGGCAGGGCGGCAGATGTGAAGTCCGAGACCATAGGCAGCTATTCCGTGACCTACGGCGACAGGTCTCAGGCGGAAGTATCTTCGGCGAGGTACAATGCGGTGAAGATATATCTGGGAAATGTTTATGCAGGCGGCGTGAAGCTGATGTTCAGGGGGTGTGGGTGATGATAACCAACGGCATATGCTCCGTTTTCAGGACGGCGGGAAAGACTGTCTTAAAGGCAGGCTCATTCCCCTGCATGTGGCAGGAGGTCAGAGCCTATGAAGTGCAAAAATACGGCGAGGAAAACGCCGACACTGCCAAGGTATTTATCCCCGACATCGCTGCCGATATCCGAAAAGGCGACTACATATTTTTCGGGGAAATGAGTGACCCCACCGACAAGGAGCTGTACAGCGGCCTGCACGTACACAGCATAACGGTGAACAACTTCGGGTCCCGAAATATGCGGCACATAATGCTGGGAGTAAGATAGGAGTGATAAGATGATAGTTTTCAAGCCCATGAGCGCTGAACAGATCTGCATAAATCACAGGCTGGCACAGGGCGGACCTGTACAGAAATTCATAGACAGCGAATGCCTGAGGCGCTGCGACAGGTACACCCCCAAGGACACAGGCGAGCTTATCCGCTCAGGCATAAGAGGCACGGTGATAGGCTCAGGTGAGCTTGTTTATACCGCTCCCTATGCCCGAAAAAATTACTACAGCAACAGCGGACATGGGGCAAGCGGCACGGCAAGAGGCGGTCTGAGAGGACGGCTGTGGTTCGAGAGAATGAAAGCAGCTCACGTTCACACTATCCTTGCAGGGGCTGCTCAGATAGCGGGGTGCAGATATCGTGGCTGATTCCGTTATTGAATCCCTGTGGGACTTCCTCTGCGGCTGCCCTTTGCTGGCGGATTACACCATGCAGGTGAATTTCCGCAGCGATGACATCGACTGTGCGGGAATTGTGGAGGACAGCACTGAGGTATTGCAGACATATCTCTGCGGCAGCGAGCTTAAAGCCATGCACGCCTCTCTCTTCCTGGGCAGCTTATCGGACGATGACCTGCGCAGGATACAGACCAGTGCTTTTCTTGACGATCTGCGCAGGTGGTTTTTGAACGTGCAGGAACTTCCCGCTCTCCCCGAATACCGCACGGCTCAGGATATACGCATGGACGGAGCCGTACCTTTCGAGTACGAAAAGGACGGTAAGAAATGCACGTATCAGATGAGCATAACTCTTGAATACATTGAAGAAAGGAATGTTTGTTAATGTCAAATACGATAGTTAAAAGGACCCAGCTGGAGCATTACATGGACGTAAGCTCCAGTGAAACGCCTCAGTGGGCAAGAATGGGTGACGGCTGGTCAAAGTTCGATGATGCCACTTCCGCCCAGACGGAAAGCACCAAGTACATCAACATGGACACCGAAAGCACCGACACCACAAGCTACAAGACCGCATACAACTTTGAGTGCGACCTTATGTATTCCGACCCCACCATCAAAAAAGTGTATGAGATATACAAAAACCGCAAGGTGCTGGGCGACTGCCTTGTAAAGATACTGACGGTGGAAAAGTTCAACGCTGTTTCGGGCGGCGGTTATGTGGCACGCATGGAGACCTGTGCGGTCGCTCCCTCAGGCACTTCCGAAAACAACAATAAAATGAAGCTTTCGGGTGCGTTCAACGGTCTGGGCGACCCTGTTATCGGCAAGTTTGCTCCTGCCACATCGGGCGGCGGCGGAACATTTACTGCGGATACTGCCGAAGCTGCTTCTGCCAATTCCGAAAGCAAAGCTGTAAATACGGAGGAATAACATGGAATTTAACTACGAAAGGAACCCCACTGCCGTTACCATATACGGCAAAAGCGTTGAGATACCCACAAAGACTGCATATTTCGTGCAGGAGACAAGGCGCATTGCAGCTGAGATAGTCAAGGCTCCCGATGCGGTAACGGCGGCAGAGGCTACGCTGGAGGGCATAAGGCTTTATCTGGGCGATGAGTTCGTAAATGAGCATTTCGGCGATGACGCAGGCGTGACCGATGCAGGCAGTCTTGACACCGATGAGATAGGTGCGCTGTGGGTGTTCCTGAACCGTGCCTCCGCAAAGGCAACGGAAGAGGTGCTGAAAAAGTATGCTCCCGCAGAGACTTCCCACTGAATACACTGAGGTGACGGACGGCGGCGTGACGGTGCTGCCGCTCCGCACCGATTTTATCTGCTGGATGAGATTTGAGGAGCTTATCACCGACTGCCGCATTCCCGAGGACAGACTGGTCATAACTGCCCTGAGGCTCATTTTTCCCGTAATGCCCCGTGACCTTTCACGGGCTGCGATGTTTATGCTGTGGTTCTACCGATGCGGGGAACCGCCCAAGGAATCGAGCGAGAGCGGTGCAATGCTTTCGAGCCGCAGGGCTTACAGCTTTGACGCAGACTTTCCCATGATAGCTGCTGCATTTTATGAAAAATACGGCATTGACCTATGGGAGACAAAAATGCACTGGTGGAAGTTCCGTGGGCTGTTCATGGGGCTGCATGACTGCCGCTTCACTGACATATGCGGCTGGCGGACGGCTGACATCTCGGACGATATGCCCGACTACAGGCGGGAGTTCCTTGAAAAAATGCAGCAGGTCTATGCGCTTCCCGTTTCAGCCAACGAGCTGAGAATGATAGAGGCGGCAAGAAGATTTCTTGATTCATAAGGAGGTGGGGATATTGAATGACGGTTTCCTTATATTTGATACCCGGATAGACACCGACGGCGTGACTGACGGGCTGCGGCGCACGGAAAGGGAGACAGAAAAGCTTTCGGGCACGGCTCAGACAGCCCTCGGAAATCTTGCGGCAAATGCTGCCAGAGATATTGCAAATGCGGTGGCGGGTGCGTTCAAGACGGCTGCGGAATACGTGGTGGAGACAGGCTCCGCCTTTGAAGCTTCCATGTCCCAGGTGGCAGCTACCATGGGCATTACGTCGGCGGCTGATGAATATGGTGTGCTTTCGGCGGCGGCAAAGGAAATGGGTGCGACCACAAAATATTCCGCCACTCAGGCAGGAGAAGCGCTGAACTACCTTGCTCTGGCGGGATATGATGCGCAGAAATCCGTGGAGGCTCTTCCCGTAGTCCTGAACACGGCTGCGGCAGGCGGCATTGACCTTGCATATGCTTCCGACATGATAACGGATTCCATGTCCGCTCTGGGCTTGCAGACAAATGAGCTGGCAGGATTTTCCGACAAGCTGGCAAAGACTTCCCAGAGGTCAAATACCTCCGTCGCTCAGCTGGGTGAGGCTATCCTCACGGTCGGCGGAACTGCAAAGTCCCTTTCGGGCGGTGTTGAAGAGCTTGACACAATGCTTGGACTTATTGCCGACAACGGAATAAAAGGTGCTGAGGGCGGCACGGCTCTGAGAAATATAATCCTCAGCCTGTCCGCTCCCACGGACACTGCGGCTGCAGCTCTTGAAAATCTGGGCATAAAGGTATTTGATGACGAGGGAAAAATGCGTGATCTTGCCGATGTTTTCAGCGAGCTTGACGGTGCACTGGCTCCATTGACGGAGCAGAAGAAAACTCAGGCGCTGAGCGACATCTTCAACAAGGTGGATTTAAAGGCTGTAAACGCATTGCTCGGCACAACGTCACAGAGGTTTGAAGAGCTGAGAGGATACATATCCGACTGCGATGGCGCTGCTGAGCAAATGGCAAAGACCATGGACGACAATTTCAAGGGTGACATCACAATTATGCAGTCCGCTCTGGAGGCTGTGGGCGTTACTGCTTTTGAGAAATTCTCCGAACCTCTGCGCACGTCTGTTCAGGAGGTCACGGAAATTTTCGGAGACCTGAATGAACAGCTGAACGGAGAGCTTGGAGACAAGCTTGAAACACTGGCTGAGAAATTCGGCGACCTTGCTGTAAAGGCTGCTGAATTTGCCGTTGATGAGGGCATTCCCAAGCTCATTGACGGTCTGGACTGGTTCTGTGACAACGGCGACCAGCTTATCACCGCTGCCGAGACTGCGGGTGCTATGGTCATTGCTTACAAGGGGCTTTCCGCTGCGAACACTGCGGCGACAGCCGTATCATCATATGCAGCTGCCTCATCGGGTGCTGCCACTGCCACAGGTGCTCTGGGACTTGCAATGAATGCCGTTCCTTGGGTGGCTGTGGGAACTCTTGCCATAGGCGGAGGCGTTGCTCTTGCTTCATACATTGACAGGCAAAGAGACCTTATAGGGTATGAGGGAGATATAAAGGAAAGCTTTAATGATGCCAATAGGGAAATAGCCACACAGATACAGCTTCTGGGTCAGCTTGCGGACAGCAATGACCCTGGGGACAACAGGCAGGCTTATGAAATGGCTCTTGACGGCTACGATGATATGGAAAAGCAGGTCGATGACAATAACAAGCGTCTCATGGAGCTGTACAATCAGCGGCAGCAGATAAACATTCAAAGGGATAATATCCACAACACATGGAGCGACCCTGAGCAGAATGCACTTATGGCTGACCTTAACGCTCAGCTTGACGCTGCCGAGCAGGAAATCGAGGGTATTAAAGAGCAGAACATCTTTCTTAATGCTCAGCTCTCGGAGCGCAGAAACATTATAAGTAAGTTCGGCGATACGGAGATAGATGTATCACGCATGATGAATCAGGACATCATCGAACAGCAGAACCAAGCCGCTCTTGATGCTCTGGAACGTGGCAAGGAAAAGCTCAAAGCCAACAAGACCCTCGCCGAGACCGCTGCCGAGCAGATGAATGACGAGGAGCTGAAAAGCCAATGGCAGAAGCTTGACCATGAGTACGCCATGGGCATTATCGCCGACGAAGATGCGCTGTATCAAAAGCGCCTTGAACTGCTGAGAAAATACGGCGATGAAAGCAACACCGAGCACTGGGGGTATTACGAAAAGCTCCGTGCCTATGAGCAGGAGCAGCAGAAAAAAGCTCTGGACGACCTGGAGGACAGCCAGAACAAGGCGATAAAAAGCGCAGGCGAGAGCCTTGACGACCTGAACGCCCTTTATCAGAAAAAATATTCCGATATGCTCACTGCACAGAGCGACTACCGTTCACGGCTCATGGCTGTGGGCGGTTCTGTTTTTTCCGTTGAAAAGGAAACGGACGAGGACGGCAATGAGACCACCATCTACAAGGTAAATGACATTGAAAAGCAGATAGCCGCCATGGAGAAATATCACGCTGACATCAAGGCTCTGAAAGAGGACGGAGCAAGTGCTGCTCTGCTGGAAGAGCTGAACAGTATGTCCGCCGAGGACGGCGCCAAGATGGCAGAATATCTTGCGGGTATGAGTGAAGAAGAGCGCCAAAAGGTCATCGAGCTGTACAAACGCAAGGAGCAGATAGCAGATGATCTGTCCGCCGACCTTTACGCCAAGGACGCCGAAAATATGCAGAACGCCTTTGCGGCGGCTCTCACGGACATGGGGGTGAACGCCTATGATTCGGGTGCGGCAGCTGCGGAGCAGTTCGCAAGCGGTTTTGGCGGCAAGCTGTCCGAGCTGATGAACATTTCCGCTTTCACTCAGGTGAGCGGCACTGTTGCCACCGAGGTATCATACAAGAACGCTGCGGAAAACAGCGGAAACCAAAATGTAAATGTGAATGTGGAGGTCACAGGCGGAGACCTCACCCTTGACAGCAAGGTGTGCGGTGAATATTCGCTGGACTACACCCAGAGCGTCAATGTGCAGAAAGGAAGATAATATGCTTGAACTTGTTATCAACAACGTCAGGGCAGACGGATATGTGACGGATTTTACCGTCAGCTCCGCCCCCAAAAAGGACAGCAGCGCATTTGAGAACCATGACGGCTCCACTGTGGGCGGCTATATAGGGGATATCATTACGCTGAACATCACGCTGAAAAAGGTCCCCACATCTGCGGCGGCTAAGATATCGAGCGCTGTCAGCGGAAAGACATTTCCTGTGACCTACTCCTCCCCTGCAGCGGTGTCGGCACAGTTCAAGAAAACGGCTTACAAGGCTGTGAGCCGTGGCAAGGGGCTTGAATGGGATATGTCCCTGACCCTTGAAAGCGCCGCTCCTGTGGGCGGCTCCCGTCTTTAGCCTTGCTCTGAGCATCGGCGGCATTGATGTGCCGCACTTCAATAACCTGCAGATATCATACACTGCGGACGGATACGGTGCAAGGGGCGTTTGCAGTCAGCAGCTGACCTTTGATGTTCCTGCCTGCGACTATGACGATGACACCGTGGGGCTGTTCCCCTATGGTGCGGAGGTACTTGTTTCCTGCGGAACTGAGGTGCCTGTGTTCTATGTGAGCAGCAGGAAGCCCTCGGGCGGCAGGCTGAGCTTCACCTGCTATGACAGGGCGATGTTCACATCTGCCAAATGCACCCTTGAAGAAAGTGATTTCACGGCGGAGGAGGACAGCTCGGGCGGTGATAGTTCGTCCGACAGTGACAGCAACGGCAGCAGCGGCAGCAGCAACAGCTCTGACAAGAAAAACAAGCCCAAATTTGCATCTGTAAGCGCCGTGCTTGCCAACATCAAAAGCATATGCGGATTTACGGAGATCGCTGCGGGTGACATCATCGGCACAAAGATCACCAAATGCCCCAAGGACAAGGTCTTCGGGCGGACTGCCAAGGAAATACTCTCCGACCTGGCGGAGGCGGCCTGCGGCTGTTTTTTTGTGCAGGGCGGGGTGCTTACATTTCTGCCCTTTGCCAGCGGCGCATCATCGGCGTTGTTTTCTGCTGACAAGTACAGCAGCATTGAATACGGTCTGACCAAGGTCTGCGGCAGCGTTATCATGACTGACGGCAGCAGGACATACGCTTCGGGCGGCGACACGGACGCATATCACACGATGAAGATAAGCTCGGTCTATGCCTCGGAAGAGCTGGCAGGTGCGGTCATCGGTGCGATACAGAACAAGTCCTACAGGGCATGGAGCTGCAAGGCGCTTGTAAGTGCATATCCTGCTCCCGGGGCGGGCATTACCTTCGGGGAAAGCGTACTTGTGACGAACTTCTGCCGTCTGAAAATTACCGACTTCGGGCTGTATGCCGAAATGGGGCGGAACAGTGTGCAGGAGAATGAATATGACCCTCTGGCTGACCGTGTACAGATAGGCGAGGTCAACGGCTCCACGAAAATGACCCGTCAGGGTATAAAATTTGTGAACGAGAACTCCAAGACCGAATACGGCTTTGAGATGGCAGGCGAGGGCGTTGCCAGATTTGCGGGGGCGCTTCTTAACGGTATGCTTCCAACTGCGGTGAAAATCGCTGAGGACGGCAAAAGTCTCCGGGCGAATTACAACGGCAAGATATTTGAGTATGCCATTACTGAGGACGATGACGGCAACATTATTCCCACGACAAGCGAGGTGAGCGGCGATGGATGATATGATGTGGTATTTGATGGGGTTGATGAATGGCAGGGGCGGCAAGGTCAAGCCGCTGAGCGTCACGGAAAACGGCACATACAATGTTTCCGAGGCTGAAAAGGCTGAGGGGTATGTGGGATTTGCGCCTGTGACGGTTGATGTCAAAACAACGGCTGTGATACAACCGCTGTCCGTATCAGAACCGGGTGTATATAATGCGTCCGACTATGGCTGTGACGGGTTTGACCCCGTGAACGTATCCGACAAATACAAGAAACTGTATGAGTATGCGACGGGTGGTGGAAGCGATAACACGACGGACGACGGACAGAATGTACCAAACTCATTGGGGTCGGGCGATACCGAAAATACAAACGAATACCTCGACCTGTCATCGGGCGAGTTTGACACCGTTACAAATTCGGGAAATTCGTTACAAATCAGTATACATTTCGATGAAACCCCACACCCCACGCAATCGAAATACTGGACGTTAGCCCCTATGTGGAAAGCTGTCAATCTATCTAATGGTGAAATATCGACGGGACGTGCATTTTCTACAAACGTTGGCTGGAATGAAGCAACCACAAAAAAACCGTTTTATAGAATAAAAAGTATTGAGTACGGCATTTCAATAACAAAGGTTCACATCGATTTAACGCGATATTGGGAAAGCGGCACAGAACGTGATACATGGTCAAACACGTTAACGTTCGACCACAATTCGTATGGTGTGGGGCAGTTTACAGATAGTTGGTTCATTTCATCATCTCAGTAAAGGAGGTGCGACCATGGGCACGGGTACGCAGCGCCAAGCGCAGTATCACTTTGTCCTTCCATTGCGACGGAGCTGTGCAAGGCAGAAAAGGCGTTTTATGAGACTTTTAAAACCTGAAAGAGAGTGAATTTTTTATGTCTATCAGTACAAGAGAAGCAACCGTTACGCTTAGCGGCGTGACAACCGTAACATTTGACCGCAGATATCCATATTTTGCGGTAAGAAACGATAGCAGCGCACCTGTGTACATTTCCACAGTAAATGCGGATTGCACAGCAGGTGCTGACGGCGTAGTGACTGTCGCTAAGGACAGCAGTTTTGTTATTGCCAACTGCGGCGATAAATTCAATGGCACTATGCTGTACCTGAATGGAAATGGCACTGTCACAGTCGTTGGTCAGTACAGCGACAGCAACCGTTTTAAGGTGGCACAGAAAGGGGGTGAGACTGTTGACATAAACCCCACGTCTATTAGCGAAAATCATAATAACATATTCCGTGGCGATGATTTATTCGCAAAGGGATATGATATCAATGACATCTGCGCTATGATTAGTGACGGAAGTTTTTCTGATATCTATATCGGTGACTATTTCACGCTATCGGGAGACATTGCGAATGTCCCCTGTTTCGTAGAGCAGACCGGTGATGATGGTACAAAATCACTGGTGGAATCGACCCAGACGGTCACATACAATACAAAATTCCGCATTGCTGGTTTAGATACATACCTGAATACAGGCGATACAGCGTTTGTGCAGCATCATGCTGTTATTGTGCCTGATGGAGTTATCGGGCGCAACTATATGAATGGCACTAATACTACCAGTGACGGGTATATTGGCAGTTTCATGTTTGCATCGGTATTACCTGTGTATAATACGCATTTTTCAGCGAAACTGAACAATCATCTGTTGTCACATCGTGAAATTCTGAGTAATGGCGTGATTGGAAATCAGGCAAATAGTTGGGCGTGGACAGACGTGAAAATAAATTTAATGTCTGAACCGGAAATATACGGGCTATCAATACGGGGCGGTGGGTTTGATGTAGGCGTGAATTATCGACAATTCCCATTATTCCGTATATCACCGACATATATGGTTAATTTCAGTTGGTGTTGGCTGCGAGCTGTCTATACATCAAGTAGTTTCGCATATATGGGCGGCTCAGGCGGTGCAGGTGCGGGTGCCGCCGCTACGTTATTTGGTGTCCGCCCCTGTTTCTGTATTGGTTAAATAGGAGGTACAACGAATGAATACATACAATGAAATCCAGCAGAAAATTGCTGACTGCCGCTGGCAACTGTCGGATAGCGCCAGTCCTATTGGGGACTGGAAAATAGCCAAGTGCTATGAATATGCGTTGATGGGTCTGCCTGCACCGTATGACATGACCGAATTAAACGCCAAACGTCAGGCGGTAAGAGACGAAATTAACGATCTGGAAGAGAAATTGAAAAAATTTGATATTCCTGTGGTTAGGAAAGAGGCGGAATGAAAATGTCAATGAACATCAAAACATATGTATGCGCCATTATCGGCGCAATAGGCGGGGCTGTTTCGGCAGCCCTGGGCGGCTGGGACAATGCCATTATTACGCTGATTATTTTTATGACGGCTGATTTTATATTGGGGCTGGCAAACGCCATGTGGTGGCACAAATCCGACAAATCGGAAAACGGGGCGCTGTCGTCCCGTGCCTGCTGGCAGGGAATAGTAAAGAAGTTTGGTACGCTGTTAATCGTCGTATGCGCCAACTACGCAGACAAGCTGCTCAATGTGGATTATCTTCGGGACGCTGTGATTATAGCGTTCTGCGCATCAGAGTTGATTTCCATTTGTGAGACGGCGGGACTGATGGGCATACTGCCTTCGGGTGTGCAGAAAATTTTGTCAAAGATAATTGATCTGCTAAATGATAACGTTGATGGAGGTGGACGTAATGGCAATTCTGGCAGCCGATAAAATCATTAAAATGAATTGCGTAAACGTGCATCAGTATTTTCTGACAACGCACAATCCAAACCGCATTGATATGCCCGGGAAGCGTACTGCCAAAAACATTGGAGTTACCCTGCACAACACTGACCGCATCAGCACAGCAGCCAACACAACGCCCGCTGAGCAGTACACACGTGCCACAGTTAACGGAAACATGGGCACTGTACGTGTGCATTTTTATGTTGACGATGTGGGGGCATGGCAGAATCTGCCCATTGACTACACGTCCTGGCACGCAGGGCAAAAGGGAAAGGCAGACGCATACGGCAGTGCTGCCGGAAATATGCAAACTATATCCATTGAATGTATTATGAACGGCAGCGGCGATAAAAAAGACTGCCAGGCACGTGACAATGCCGCACGTTTGACAGCATATCTGCTGGATACATACGGCGGAGATCTGTACACCCACAACTACTGGTGCAATGTCCGCAACGGAAAAAAAGGCAGCATTGAAGCCTTAAACAAGTTGGACGATGGATATAAAAACTGCCCCGTGTATATCCGCCCCAAGTGGGACAGCTTCACGGAACTGGTTAAGTCATACCGCAAGAACAACACAAAACTGTTCTATGTGCAGGTCGGGGCTTTTAAGTCTCGTAAGAACGCCGAAGCATATTTGGCAAAAGTCAAAAAATATTATCCAGGCGCATTTATTAAGGTGATGTAAAAATTTTCTCCCGCTCTCGTTTGAGGGCGGGAGATTTCTTGTTTAGGGAAAAGTAAAAGCGCCGAAAAGTTATTTCCGACGCTTTATTCATACGGAGAGCAGAGATGATAGAATGACTATTCCGTATTGGCTTATTACAACATTTTTTATGTTGTAGAATTTGAATGGCAGGGGCAGAAGAAATCGAACTCCGCATTTCGTTTCCTGTATCTTTTGCACATTCCCGCAAATGCCTATAATACGTACTTTTTTGAGTATGTGCTTCCGGCAGTTTAGCATATTTATGAGTATGTTTTTATAACTTTAACGGACAAATAACGGACAGGATCTATGACACTTCTGCTTTTCAGCCGTATTTCTCACTGAGGTAACTACAGCTGTTTTCATATTTATTATATTACTGTTGAAATCAGATTAATAGCTGTCTCTTATACACATCTCCGAGCCCACGAGACGCGTAGTAATCTC